GCGTATTATACTGCCGCTATCACTAACAGCTTTACTCGTATCTTGAATATTGAAAAGAAAAATCAAAACATCCGAGACGACATACTAGAAATGAACGGGTTGAACCCATCCTGGACTAGACAAAATTCTGGCAAAGCTGGCATGGCAGCCATGTCCGGACCGGTCGTATCTAGCCTGGATGAGTAGTATACTAGGTAGATGAGTAACCTATTTAAAAAAGCTGCAATCTTCACTGACATTCACTTTGGACTAAAGTCAAACAGCATTCTCCACAACGAAGACTGTTTGGCTTTTGTCAAGTGGGCAACTGCAAAAGCAAAAGAAGAAGGTTGCGAAACCTGCATGTTCTTGGGTGATTGGCACAACAACAGATCAACTATCAACATTGTTACACTCAACTACAGTTTACAAGCACTAGAACACCTAAATGACAATTTTGAACGTGTGTATTTTATTCCTGGTAACCACGATCTATATTATCGCGATAAACGTGACATTCAGAGCGTGGAGTTTGCAAAGCACCTCCCTAACATTCAAATTTGCAATGATTGGTTCAGCCACGGTGATGTCACTATTGCCCCTTGGCTATGTGGAGACGATCATAAGAAACTGGCCAAACTAAAAGGCAAGTATCTGTTTGGGCACTTTGAACTTCCTGGCTATTTGATGAATGCAATGGTGGAGATGCCAGATCATGGAGAAATACAAAGAGAACATTTATCTGGCTTTGAGCACGTTTTTACCGGACACTTCCACAAGCGCCAGACTAAGAAAAATATTACCTACATCGGTAATGCGTTCCCTCACAATTATGCAGATGCTGGCGACGACGAACGAGGGCTCTCTATATTGGAGTGGGGTCGAGAGGCTGAGTTTCATGCTTGGCCTGATCAACCGACCTATAGGGTATACGGACTCGCCAACCTTATCGACAACGCTGGATCTCTTCTTAAGCCCAAGATGCATGTGCGTGTTGGACTAGACATTGAAATCTCATACGAAGAAGCCAATTTCATCAAAGAAACATTTATAAAAGAGTACGATCTGCGCGAGATGAGTTTGATCCCAAACAAGAACTCGAGTGTGGATACAGACATGGCACCCGGCGAGATCAAGTTTGAGTCAGTGGATCAAATTGTCACAGACCAACTAACAAACATCGAATCAGAATTTTACGACAACCGACTACTGCTGAAGATTTATCAAAACTTATGAGATTGTACTTTAACGGATGTAGTCATACATTTGGCGACGACCTAATAGATCGTAACCAATCATGGCCTTATTTGATTGCAAAAAAATTACAATGTGATTTTGTAAACGATTCCGTCAGCGGCGGCACAAACGACCGCATTGTGTACAGAACTATCAAACATGCTAACGAGTTTGATCGATTTTATATTGCATGGACGTACACTACTCGATTTACTCAATATCGCGCAGACAACAATCACGACGTTAATTTTAATCCTCAACTAACCCATTCTTTGTACGGCAATCAAAGTGAATTCAAAGACTACGGAAAATTACATTATGCATTTTGGAACAACGAGCTTTACAACTTCAAACTTTGGCTTCAAAATATTGTGTTGTTACAAAGATACCTAGACAGTATCAACAAGCAGTATGTTATGCTAAACGCAGACCATAATTGCATTGATCGATGGAGTACCGATTGGCATTTGTTTAACTCTAGTGTACAATCACTACTATGCTTTGATCTCATGGATGACAACACTCTGTACAAAGAGCATCTAGAGATACAATCTTTGTTAAAACAAATAGATACTAGCAATTACGTAGGGTGGGATTCTTGGTGGATCACAAAGTTACACCGTGATCATCCAGTTGGTCCAACCGGTCACTTGTTAGAAAATGGACACACCGCCGTAGCAAATAAAATACTAGAACATGATTCAAATTAAAAATTTAACTGTTAAAAACTTCATGAGTGTGGGCGCGGCCACACAAGCCATTGACTTTGATCGCAATGATCTTACCCTTGTGTTAGGTGAAAACTTGGACCTGGGCGGCGACGGATCACGCAACGGTACAGGCAAGACCACAATTATCAATGCACTGAGTTATGCATTGTATGGCCAGGCACTGTCAAACATTCGCAAAGACAATCTAGTAAACAAAACCAATGCCAAAAACATGTTGGTCAGTTTGGACTTTCACATCAACGGCACAGACTACAAGATCGAGCGTGGGCGCAAACCCAATGTGCTCAAGTTTTATGTGAACAGTGAACAAAAAACTGCCGAAGATGAAGCACAAGGTGACAGCCGCGAAACACAAGATGCCATAGAGCGTGTTATTGGCATGAGCCACGACATGTTCAAACATGTACTGGCACTGAACACCTACACAGAACCCTTTTTGAGTTTGAAGGCCAATGAACAAAGAACCATCATTGAACAATTGTTGGGCATTACCCTGTTGAGTGAACGTGCTGATCGTATCAAGGAACTGAACCGACAAACCAAAGATGCTACCCAGTCTGAAGAGTTTAGAATTCGTGCTGTGCAAGAAGCCAACAAACGCATCGAAGAACAGATTGAAAGTCTAAAGCGTAGACAAGTGCTTTGGCAAAAGAAGCACGAAAGTGACTTGGCTTATCTAGTTGGACAATACGATGATCTAGCAAAGATTGACATCGAAGTAGAACTGCTGGCCCACAAAGATCTAGCCATATGGTCCACAAGAAAACAACAACAAGATGCATACACTGCTCTTGTGAGTCGGCAAACTGCTTGGAAACAAAAACAAGACCGAGACATTGGCGAGTTAGAATCAACCTACAACAAACTCAGCCACATTGATATTGCAGCAGAACTTCAAGCACATGTAGATTTAGCTGCCTACAATCAAAAAGCCAAAGATATTGCTGACCTTGAAAAATACATTGCTAGGTGTGTGACAGACGAAGCCAAAGAACAAAAGGTTATTGACAAGTTAAAGGCCGAGATCGAGGAACTAAAAAATCACAAGTGCTATGCGTGTGGTCAAGACTTTCACGACACCAATCACGAAACAGTATTAGCAACAAAAGAAAAAGCCTTGCAAGAGGCGGCGCTACAAGCGTTGAGTACCAATACCCAGTGGATGGAAAATACAGATGCATTAAGCGCACTAGGTGAGTTGGGCATTAGCCCTGTCACACACTACCGAACAGAAGCAGAAGCTATTCGCCATTCCAGTGAGTTAGAAAACGTTCAGCACAAGATTGATGCCAAACGTGCAGAAACCGATCCCTATGCTGAGCAGTTGTCAGAACACATGCCTGTAGAAGCAGGCACACAACCTGTTACACATTATGATACCGAAACACAAGCAATTGACCATCGCAGTCGCATGAACACATTGCTAACACAAATCGATAACAAAGCACAAGAGACTGATCCCTACACAGAACAAATCGTCGAAATGCAGCAACAGGCCCTGCAGACAGTAAGCTACGATCACTTGAACGAACTCACTAGAGTGCAAGATCATCAAGACTTTTTGCTCAAACTGCTCACCAGCAAAGACTCATTTGTGCGCAAGAAGATTATCGAACAAAACTTGAGCTATCTCAATCAACGTCTAACACATTACTTAGATAAGATTGGTTTGCCGCACACAGTGAAGTTCATGAACGACCTAACTGTAAGCATTGAAGAACTGGGTCGTGAACTGGACTTTGACAACTTGAGTCGTGGCGAACGCAATCGATTGATCCTCAGCATGAGCTGGGCATTCCGTGATGTATGGGAAAGTTTGTATTCACCTATCAACTTGTTATTCATTGACGAGATGATTGATAATGGATTAGACACACAAGGTGTTGAAAATGCCCTGGGCCTGTTGAAGAAGATGAGCCGCGAACGCCACAAATCAATTTGGTTAGTGAGTCACAGAGATGAACTGACCAGCAGGGTAGAAAACATTCTCAAAGTCATCAAAGAAAATGGCTTTACTAGTTATAACACGGATGTAGAAATTGCGTAAGATCAAAGTACTGCATCTTGAATCCACTGATGTGTGCCAAGCCGCATGCCCGTTGTGTGCTCGCGAGACCGATACTGAGTTTCGCAAGGATCAGCAACATCACTTAGACATGCACAAAGTTACGAAAGTTTTTGATACTGATCGTATTGCAGAGCTAGACAAAATGTTCATGTGCGGAAACTATGGCGATCCAGCTGCTGGCAAACACACACTCAACATCTACAGAGAATTTCGCAAACTCAACAAAAACATTGTGCTAGGTATGAATACCAATGGCGGTTTACAAAACACTTTGTGGTGGCACGAGCTTGGTACTATATTCAATCAACTGGAAGACTATGCTGTGTTCAGCATTGACGGGCTAGAAGATACCAACCCGGTGTATCGCAAAAATGTCTCTTGGTCTAAATTGATGCAAAATGCTCGGGCGTTTATCGAAGCAGGCGGATCAGCGCACTGGGACATGCTGGTATACAAACACAATCAACATCAAGTCGACGAATGTGAGCAACTTGCAAAGAGCATGGGATTCAAATGGTTCCGCGCCAAAGTTAGCAAGCGCGGTTTCACTGATAGACTAGAAGCACCTATTGGCTGGCAGAATCCACGTGTGATTGGTACAACAACTGTTAGCTGTCACGCACTCAATGAACAAAGTGCGTATATCGATGCACAAGGTAATTTAAGCCCTTGCTGCTGGCTTGGCAGCAGGCAAAGCAATTTTGTCACAGATTTTGATAGTATTCAAAGTTCTTGGGCAAGTTTACAACCACATATCGTGTGCTTGGACAACTGCGGATCTGCAGATTCGGGCACAAGTTTTACAAATCAATGGCAAAAAAACGTAAAAATTTAATAACAGGCAGGAAACAGATAACTACAAATGAATGACATGGCTATACGAAAATCAACTTGTTGAAACCCTCCCGGAAGACTGTGTGGGATTTGTATACATGATCACTAATATCACAAACGAACGCAAATACATAGGCAAAAAACTAGCAAAATTCTCTAAGACAACACAAAAAACAGTCAAACTCAAGAACGGCACAAAGAAGAAAAAGAAGATTCGAACAAAAGTGGATAGCGACTGGCGCGACTATTATGGTAGCTCACCAGAACTATCCAAGGATGTAGAACTCTTTGGCAAACATAACTTCACTAGAGAAATACTTTATTACTGTAAATCTAAATCAGAGTGCAGTTATATCGAAGCAAGAGAACAATTTTCACGTAGAGTGTTGGAATCAAAAGAATGGTATAACGGACATATTCAAGTTCGAGTTCATGGAAGTCATATAGTAGGTAAGATATAGTGTCAAAAACATTGTTCACCGGGTGTTCATTCACAGGAGGTTACGGTTGGGATCTTGAGCGTAACGATCCCAGATTATGGACAAATATTTTACATACAAACAACGTACACCTCCAGGATACCGAACAGGTAAATTTGGGAATTACGGGTGGTTCAAATTCTGAAATATTTTATGCAACAGTTAGCGGTTTGCTAGAACATTGCCCAAAATATGCGTTTGTTGAATGGAGCGGATTTCCAAGATATCGAGTGTTGTTGTCTGTAGAAACTTACCATGCTGAACAACTGATCTTACACCACGCAAAATGCCACGATCATAATCTGAATAATATTTCGTATACAGAAAAATACTTGTCTAACATTAGAGATAGATTTCTTTCGTTACATCATCCTCATGCAGATATTTTAAACATTGTAAAATACACAAACACACTAATCAACCTTGCAAAAACTACAGATACGCAAATATTTTTTATCAACGGAATATGCTCTTGGGATCGCAACTACTTTGATGTGCTAGAAAACGTATTGCCCAGTGAGTATACAAAATACACACAGGCAATTTTAAATTGCAGCACAAGAGACGACGACGAATCACATACACTTTATAAAAAAATACACAACGAATATCAGCAAGCAGGCAGCATCAAACAAGAATACTGGTTAAATCTATATGACTCAATGAGATCTAAAAGGATAGATATTATTAGCGAGGATGACCATCATCCTGGTGAAAAATCTAATATACTGTATTTTGAACTATTCAACCAGGCATTAAACAATAAGTTAAGCAGTTAAGACTCGCACAGGTCAATAACGTGTGCCCTATACCTGGATCTCGGATCACAGGGAGTGGAAGTCTCGCCGCGCTAGCGAGCACTCAATCAGTATCCTTGACAGGACCACGATCGCTAATTGCTGCGGTTTGATTGTTTGAAGACGAATAAAAAGCTAAAAAGACGCTACCGTGGGGTAGCAGGTTTGTACGATATGTTAGCGTATGTTGTGCAAATTGCCGTTGTGATAAAGACAACACTCGAGGTACAGGACAACCGCCTCTGTAATGTGTTAACGCTAAGTGACTTGCCCGACTCGGATGAAGCTTCTTTGCCCTGTGCGGGCAAAGTGTGACCATAAGATCTGGATGAATACTTAATCGCTTCGCTCTTTAAAAACAATCAGTTGTTGAGCGATAGCGAAAACAACAGACTTGCGTAGCAAGTCTTATAATAAGTTTAACTCTTTGAGTTTGTTCACGTAGTATGATTGTCCTTGAGCAACTGAATCACGCCAATCAGCATTGGCTGTGGCATTGGCTTGATCACTAACATACTTGAAACAAAGAAATTCCACACAATATCTCTCACAGGCTTTGGCTATAGCATAGGCTTCCATGTCCACTAGATCTGCTGGAATGTGTAGCTGTGGGTTCATCACAAAGTTATCACCTGTGCTGCATGTCAATCCGGGTGTGCCAATTGCAATGCTGGATTCAAATGGCGTTTGTCCGGGGCTGCATCCGAGCCCTTCGCAGCTCATGTCTCTTTGCACAAACTGAGTGCATTGATGCAGTCCAGTTCCCACGGTGATGCCTCCGGCTGTGCCAAAGTTAATCACACGTCGAGGACGATATTTTGCAATGAGTTCCCCAGCGGTGACAGCAGCATTGACCTTGCCCACACCGGTGTAGAACAAGTTCATCATGTGGCCAAGATCAGGTGCTTCTTCTCGAATGGCAACTAACACAAGGTCCTTCATAAGTTTTGATCGGGCCAGTCGCGGAAAAGTGCATGTTGAATGTTGCCCGAAACAAACTGATTGAAGCTCTTGTGTTTCTCTTCAAGTTCGCCTTCAAGTGGTGCAACTCGACGGAATGCTGAATCCATTTGGCCCATGTCCTTGAACTCCATCAGTATCATCCATTCGGGCATGTCTGCGATCGAACGAAATCCCATCTTACAACGAGTGATTCTGTAGCTCTCCATTTTTCCCTCAGAGATCAAATGATCAAAGAAGCTCTTCATTCCCGTGACCCAGTCTAAGTCTGAGATGTCGCCTTCTTTGTCTGCCCAAATTGTATATAAGTCTGCCATGTTTACTCCATTGGTCCTAGTATTTCAAATCCGTCCATGTCGGATTTGTATAAGTGTGCTTGCTCAAGATACAGGTATCGGAAACCGCGTTCCTTGTAGATAGCACACTCTGCTTTCATTGTTTCAATGCCCAAGCGCATCTTGGGCTTGTGATATGTCCATGCAAACTGATCACACAAGGCATTGTGCGCATCAAACTTGCGAATCAAAGAGAACGCTACCAATCGATCTTGATCGTAGTAGCCAATAATCTCTGCCATTGGATCATTATATCGGCTGTGGAACATGGGCATCACACTAGCAAAGTGCTTGTAGATGCAATAGGTTCTGTATATGTCATCCAGTCGAGCCAACACATCGGGTTCACGGCTGGTGATGTACTGCCACTGCACAGTTGGTGTATAGCTAGTGCGGCCAAGATCAATCCTTGCAAACTGATAGCTCATCTTGGATCCTTGCGATGTTCGAACAATCCTTGCAAGTACTGTTCTGGCCAGTTGTGATAGAATCCCTTTTCGGACATGGTTTGTGCTTTGGCATTCAAATCGCTAAGACTTTGTACCAAGGCCAGTGCGTATGTGCCTTGATTCATGCACACACCATTCACCATCTCTACATCTGCTGGATGGTCTTCTAACGCAAGGATATCGTTGCGCAGTAAATGATCCTGGTTGGCACTTCGCAAACTCTCACTAAACAATTCATACGGCCATTCCACAGGATCGTATGCATAGATAATTACTTCTCGGTCGCCCATTCCCCACCGTGCTCGATTCTTGAGATCAAAGTATGGATCGACTCCGATGTACACCTCGTAGCTTTTTTTCATTCTTGCCGAGCGGGCGTAAGGACAAGGCGCCCAGCCTCCAAGTGCAGGATGTGGAACTTCCACGAAGTTCACAATCCACTGTTCGATATCATGTTTAACTGTTTCTAAGTCCATTAGAAGAAAGGCAATCCAGATTTTTTAGTTGTTTCCATGTTGTCTTTGGCCAGTTCGGAAATCATCGAGCGTTCGGCGCTGCTGAGTAACAACACTTGATCGTAAGTTATACCGCCACGCATGTACCAAGCCAATTTGAAACTTTCTTCACGAATTGACTTGGCCTCCTGCTCCATATTCTCAATTATGTCAGCAATCTGTTCAGGGTCAGCGGTCAGGAGGCGTTGTCGAAAAAAGTCGCTGTATCCAATGTAAACTGTTGTTGGTACTGATGTTGGCATTCAGGGCATTGCATGTCAATAGGCTTGAAGTCATCGTTCACACGCAGTTTGATAGCATGATCTCTTATCTGTACATACAAATTGCGATCACAGTTTAGTAAAAATTCTTGAATATGTTCAGGTTCAGTAACCAGGGCCTGCGGAGTTCGTATGCCTTTGATACTGTTTTTAATTGCTTTTACTGTGATTTCTGTGATGGCTTTGACAGCTTGATTGAGACGTTTGGATTTTTCTTCGTCGGGCATGTCAGAACCGGGCAGCAAGTTCAGCAATCGTTGTTGTTCAAATTGCAACAAATTTACGTCTGTTTGATTTTGATAATCCATTGGGTGAAAATAAATTTCAAGATCTCCGTGTTTGACAATCTCTGCGTAGTCGCTCATACCCAATTGAGACATTATGGCCTGCAGATCAACGTCAAAATCATTTGTTTCGCTGCAAGCCGGGCAAGTAGAACTCAGTGGCATGGCCTTGCCAAAACTAGCAATGCGAATAGCAGTGAGTATGGCATTTAAATCGCAGTTGGGCATGTGCCAGGCATTTTTGATGTTTGGCATGCAACTTTGCACAACAGACACAACAGCGGCTCCGTTAAACAGCGCATCTGGTGTGCGATAGGTAATTTCGTCCATGGCAGTCATGGGCAACACTGGCAACTCTCGATTGACTGGAATGTCAACGCTGCCGTCGGGCCAAAATTGCCCATCACTAGGCAAACGAATGTAGATAGCAGGTTGTCGGAAAAAAGATTTTAGCGGGTTCGCAGTTTGGGTCATATTTGTACCTATAAATATACTTCTACTTATAGGTATTAAACCATGGCCATGACAGAAGAAGAATTAGCAAGAATGAATGCACAACTGGAGCAAACTACAGAAGCGTTTGCCCGCCTTACTGGCACGCTCATTGGCCAAAGTGACGAACAACTTAGAGCGACCAAAGCTGACAAAGATGCCAAAGAAGCTGCTGCTAAGTTTGCTCTCAAGATGGATATGGCTGCAGATGCTGCCAAAGCAGTAGCCGGAACTTTTATAAACTACAATAAAGAAGTTTACAAAAGTGGCAATGCTAACAAAGCTGCGGCTGCTGCTATTGATTCCATGGGCGAAGCAGCCAAGTATGCAGGTGCATTTTTGGCGCTGTTGGTTCCAGGTGGACCGTTAGTTAAAGGCATGGTTGCTGGTCTAGGATTGTTGACCAGCGAATTGGTTAAGTCTAGCAAGCTGATTGCTGACCAAACTGATGAAATTTACAAAGCCTACCAAGACATGGCTCGTGCTGGCGCTGCTGGCGCTGGCGGCATGCAAGATGTGTTTGACAGTTTGCAAAGAGTGGGCATGGGCACAGAAAAGTTTGGAGCGTATCTCAAACTGGTCAACGAAAATGCCAACGATCTTGCAGTATTTGGCAATACAGTAAACAAAGGTCGAAAGATTTTCGACAACACTATGGCGTCAATGAGCACTAGTCAGCGTGTTCAAATGGAGCAAATGGGCCTGGATAGAGAAGCCCAAGCCGAAGTTACCATGAACTATCTCAAGCAACAACGATTGCTGACTCAAGGTACCAAAGCTCAAATGGATACGTCTAGTGCTGCCGTAATGAGATATATCGAAGAAACAGACACGCTGACTCGCATCACTGGACTCAATAGAAAAGAACAAGAAAAACTTCTTGATGATGCCATGCGCAATGAGTCATTCAATGCTACCATGCAAGAAATTCGTGAAACTCAAGGCGAAGAAGGGGTTAAACGAGTGAAAGAAGCTGCGGCCATGGCTCAGAAAGCTGGTCCAGAAATTTTTAAACAATTCCAAGCTAGCCTGTCTGGGTTTGTGGGATCTAGCAATGAAGCAGGGCAGGCGTTTATGGCCACGGGTGGCAAAATGGCTGAAGTAACTGATGCATTGCGCAGTGGACAAATTAAAAACACTAGAGATACTGCTGTGTCAATGAACGGCTTGTTTAAAGCATACAGCGAAAATGCTCAACAGTTTAGAAGCCAAGCCAAGATGATGAATTACGGACCAACGTTTGGTGCTTTCGATGAACAAGTAAAAGCTGGAGCAATAAGTCTTGAAGATTTAGGCAAAGCCTTTGACGAAGCCGAAGAAGAACGCCTAAAGCAACTGGCTAATCCTACTACTAAGAAAATGGCCGAGACCGCAAATGCCACAGTAGAACAACAGCTAAAATTACAAAGAGGTGTAAACATGGGCATGGAAGCCTACATCTCAGGATTGAATTCAGTGTCTAACGCTAATGCAACGGCACTTGATGTGTTGGGTAATGCAGCAATGAAAGCCGCTGAAGCATTGGGAATCATTGGCGGTGGTAAAAAAGTACAACAATCGGCAGCAGTTCAGAAAGCAGTTAATGCTACTGCTGAAACACGGACCTTGGCCAAACCCTTGGAAGAACGTGTTGATATGCTGAACAAACAAATAGACGAAGATGAAAAAACACTCAAAGAAGGCAAACGTGCTGGCAAGAGTGTGGCGGAACTGGCGCCTCTTGAGGAAAAAATTCTAAAAGCCAAAGAAGAACAAGCAAAAGCAGCTGAAGAATTAGTTGCTCAAGAAAAAGTAATCAAAGAAGCAGCACTTAAAGAAAGAGAAATTAGACAAAAACAAGTGGCCAAACTGGGCGAGATGAATCGTCTTCAGAGACAAGTTGATCAAGAAAAAGATGAAATAGCTAGTCTCAATGAAAAAAAGTACAAGCTGGAAAAGGCATTAGCCAATAGTGGAAAACCCGGCGGTACAGGTTTACGTATGGGTGATGAAAATGCTCGAGGATTGATAAAAGAGTATGAACGTGATATTGCAAAGAAGCAACAAGGGTTAGGGTCTAAAACAGCCGAACTTGCAGAGTTGCAGAAAAACTTTGCTCCAAGCGGTGCTACATCTACGTCAAACGATTACCTCAAGAAAATTGCACACATTGAAAGTGGAGCTGAGGGTGCAAACGCCAAAGCAAAAACAAGTTCAGCATCCGGGTTGTTTCAATTCACAGATGCCACTTGGGCCGGAGCTGTTAAACAAATGGGCAAAAATTACACGCCCGAAGATAGATTTGATCCGCAAAAAGCCAAAGAAGTTGCTGCATTCTTCACAGAACAAAACAAAAACCAACTTACCAAAAGTATGGGCCCAGAATTTCAAGCCAGTGATACCGATTTGTACATGGCGCATTTTTTAGGTGCAGGAGGTGCGTCAAATTTTCTTAAGGCCATGAAAGAAAATCCTGGAAGAAATGCAGCAGATATAGCAGGCGCCGCGGCCGCAGCAGCTAACCCAAATATATTTTTCAAAGGATTCAAAAATTACAGTGAAACTCCGGTTGAAACTTTACAAAAACGAACGCTAGCTGAAGTATATGACATGATGGATCAGAAACTTGGTCGTGCATCACAGCAAATTGCTCAAGGAAAGGCTCATGAAGATGTTCTCAAACTAGCGTCAGGCGGCATAGTTCCTGCTAGACCGGGCGGTACCAGAGCATTGATTGGTGAAGCTGGTGTGAGCGAAGCAGTGATTCCTCTTAAAGATGGAGCTGTACCAATAGCCATGCCTAGAGATTTTATCGAAGGCACAAACAAATTTCAGTCTTTAATGGACCAAATTAAAGGTGGATATCGAGAAACATCAAGCACTGGTTCTAAATCTGCAGAAGAAACAGAAAATGCAAAATCTCCAGTGGGCAACAGTGCAGACGCCATGCTAGCAGCACTCAGACAGATGAACGATGAGCTCAAAGCACAAGGTGATGCCAATAGATTGGTATTTGAATCAATGCTGAGAGTACAGGCCAACAGCAACGACATTCAAAGCAAGATGTTGCGTTATGCACAGAACTAACGGTAAATAATACACTATGGCAGATAAAAACAACCCCGGCTGGAAAAAATATTTCAAAGTAGCAGACACGTCTGGAGTAATGAGTCCAATTTCGGGCACCAATCAGTTTGGTTTTCCAGGATACGGCAAGAACGACGGCGGAACGGGCAACACCAATGAGTTTGGCTTTCGCAACTATGCCAGCAGACTGCCCGAAGTGTACTCAGGACACCCCAACAGAATTGAACGCTACAATCAGTATGAGAACATGGACATGGACTCAGAAATCAACGCCTGTTTGGATATCATTGCAGAGTTCTCCACACAGCTAAACGAACAAAACGGCACGCCATTTGAAATCGACTATCAAGACAAGCCCACTGATCACGAAATAGAAATCATCCGCAAGCAGATGAAACAGTGGGTCAAGCTGAACAAGCTGGACCAGCGCATATTCAAACTGTTCCGTAACACCATCAAATACGGCGATCAAATCTTTGTGCGCGATCCAGAAACATTTGAAATGATGTGGGTGGACATGAGCAAGTTGGCTCGTGTGATTGTGAACGAATCAGAAGGCAAGCGTCCTGAACAGTACGTTATCCGTGACATCAACCCCAACTTTCAAAACATGACTGTGGCAGCAAAAACCACCACAGACTACATGACCAATCCTGTTACTGGATCAGTGTCTGGCAGCTCTAACTATACCATGCCCAATGGCGGCACAGGTGGCGGTGTGGGCAACAGCCGTTTTATGACTGCCATGAACGAAGTTTGTCTAGACGCCAAGCACGTGGTGCATATGAGTTTGAACGAAGGCCTGGACACATTTTGGCCATTTGGCAAAAGCATACTGGAAAACATCTACATGGTGTTCAAACAAAAGCAATTGCTAGAAGATGCTATCTTGATCTATCGTGTGCAACGTGCTCCAGAGCGTAGAATCTTCAAGATTGACGTGGGCAACATGCCGTCACACTTGGCCATGCAGTTTGTGGAACGTGTTAAAAACGAAATGCACCAGCGTAGAATTCCCACCACTACAGGTGGCGGAAACAACATGATGGACAGCAGTTATAACCCGCTCAGCATCAACGAAGACTACTTCTTTCCACAAGGGCAAGATGGCCGTGGATCGTCAGTTGAAGTGTTGCCAGGCGGTCAGAACCTAGGCGAAATTGACGATTTAAAGTATTTTAACAACAAAATGGCCCGTGGTTTGCGTGTGCCATCCAGCTATTTGCCCACTGGTCCAGACGACTCAGACCGTGTGACCAGTGACGGAAAAGTAGGCACAGCCCTTATTCAAGAGTACAGATTCAACCAGTATTGTGAACGTTTACAAGCGTTAATTGTGCAGAAATTAGACGACGAATTCAAGATGTTCTTGAAGTGGCGCGGTTTCAACATTGACTCTAGCCTGTTCAACATCAAGTTTAATGAACCACAAAACTTTGCAAGTTATCGTCAGAGCGAGCTAGACAACACTAGAATCCAAGCATTTACGTCATTAGAACCGTTGCCTTACATGAGCAAGCGTTTTATGCTAGAACGTTTCTTGGGCTTGACTGAAGACGAAATTCAGAAGAACGAAGAAATGTGGCGTGAAGAACACGATGATGTTGACGCTCCTGCTGTGGCCGGCAGCGATTTGCGAGCAGTGGGTGTGACGCCAAGCGGTATGGAAGCCGACATAGCCACAGGTGAAGAAATGGCTGGTATGGATCAAACAGGTGCACCTGGTGCAGCAGGCATGACAGGACCAGGCGCAGCACCTCCAGCCGCAGGTCCCGGAGCTCCAGGAACGTTATAAATAACAACATGCTGCTGACAGAAATTTACAATCAACAACCTCAAGCCTATCAGGACCTGAGTCAAGACAACAGTCAATTGCAACTCAGCGACTTGCGCAAAACTCGCTTGACTTTGCGTCAGCTAAACAAACTGCGCAAAATGAACGACATCCGTTCAGTAGAGTTCAAAGACAAACTCAAACTGATACGCAAGCAGTATCAACCTCCAGCACAACCTATAGTCTGATCAGTTGGCGAGAAAAAACAGCCGTTTTGAGGGTTAAACTCTATAGTTTTTGACTGTTATATTAAATAACAGCACACTTTACCTACAGGAGTTTACCTAATATGAACCGTTTTGAACAATTGATCGAATATGTGATCAACGACGAAGAGGCGAAAGCCCAAGAACTTTTCCATGACATCGTTGTGGAAAAAAGTCGCCAAATCTACGAAAACTTAATGGCTGAAGAAGCCGAAGAAGAACTAGACGAAGCCGCTGACGAAGAGCTCGACGAAGCCGAAGACGACCTTGACGAAGGCATGATGGGCGGTGACGCTGCTGATGACCTAATCGACAGCGTTGAAACTGAAGAAGAAATGAGCATGGAAGGCGAAGGCGACGATGCTGAGTTTGATGACGAAGCCGAAGAAGACGGCGAAGATCTCACTAAAGGCATTGAAGACATGCACGATGCCGACAGCGACGAAGCTGCTACCAAAGACGACATCATGAATTTAGAAGACAAACTGGACCAGTTGATGGCCGAGTTTGAATCTGCCATGGGCGGTGACGACATGGGCATGGGCGGTGACGACATGGGCGACGGCGACGGATTTGGTCCTGAAGAAGGCGGCGACGCTATTGAAATGGACGACACCGGCGAAATGGAGCCAGGCATGATGGAAGCCATCAGCTTGAAAGCAGCCCCAAAGCCAGTGACTTCTGAAGAAGGCGGCGTTAACAAGAAGTCTACCTATGCAGCCAACAGCGGTCAAGCTGGAATGGCCAGCCGTCCAGTACACACTGGTGCAAACGAAGGCGGACGCCATGACACTGCTGCTTACAGCAACAACACAAAAGACTTGATTGGTAAAGTAGGCAACACACCTGCTCAATCAACACAAGATCCTAAGCCTGCTACCAAGCCACATTTGGGCCAAGCATCAGGTGTGAACAACAAGAGCCCACTGCCAAGCGGTCGTAAGGGTTAATTAGATGTCATCTAGATACCTAAGAGAAGATCTTACTTTCAGCCAAGCTAACATCCAAGTTTTGGAAGAAGCTGATGTTGGCGGCAAGAAGCATCTCTATCTCAAAGGCATTTGCATTGAAGGCGACAAGAAAAATGCAAATGAGCGTATCTATCCTCGACACGAAATTATCAAGGCAGTTGAAACCATCAACGAACAGATCCGTAACGGTAACTCCGTTTTAGGTGAAGTGGACCATCCAGACGATCTCAAGATTAACTTGGATCGTGTGTGCCACACAGTTGAACACATGTGGATGGACGGACATGCTGGTTGCGGCAAGTTGAAAATCCTGCCAACCCCAATGGGTGAATTGATAAAGACATTGTTAACATCTGGCGTGAAGCTGGGTGTTAGTAGTCGTGGATCAGGTAATGTTGATGACAGAACCGGACATGTAAGTGACTTTGAAATAGTCACTATAGATGTGGTTGCCCAACCCAGTGCTCCTAATGCATATCCTACAGCAATCTATGAAGGCCTCATGAACATGAAGCACGGTCATAGAATCTTAGAGATAGCTAGAGAGTCTGGCCAGGACGACAAAGTGAAGAAGTATCTCGCAGGTGAGGTTAAACGCCTTATCCGAGAACTTAAAATCTAAGGAGAATAAAGCATGTTTGATGCTATTAAACCATTGCTAGATAGCGGATTAATCAACGAAGATGTCAGTAAGGAACTCAACGAAGCTTGGGAATCTAAATTGACAGAAGCTCGTGAGATGGTTCGTGCTGAACTTCGTGAGGAGTTTGCACAACGCTATGAGCACGACAAGTCAGTGATGGTAGAAGCCCTAGATAAGATGGTAACAGAAGGTCTCGCAGGAGAACTGGCACAAGTTGCTGCTGAAAAGCGCAATTTGGCCGAAGACCGCGTGAAGTTTCAGCACAAGATGAAAGAATCAGCCACTAAGTTTAATAGCTTTATGGTTACGAAACTTTCTGAAGAAATTTCAGAACTGCGCAAAGACCGTAAGATGCATGTCGAAGGAGTTGCAAAACTTGAAAACTTCGTAGTGCAGGCTCTAGCTAGAGAAATTACAGAGTTCGCTAAAGACAAACGTGATGTTGTAGAAACAAAAGTTCGTTTAGTACGTGAAGCCCGTAGCAAGCTAGAAGGACTCAAAGCACAATTCATCAAAGAATCTGCACAAAAAATGAGTTCTGCTGTTAGCCGTCATCTGAAGGCTGAACTGAACCAATTGCAAGAAGACATCAAAGTTGCTCGCGAGAACAATTTTGGTCGTCGTATCTTCGAAGCGTATGCCACCGAATTTGGTGCTACTCACTTGAATGAGAAAGCCGAAGTTCGTAAGTTGCATGACACAATTGCGCACAAGGACAAGAAATTGTCTGAGGCAATTCGTCTCACCATGAAAGCAAAAGTCTTGGTTGAGAACAAAGAGCGCGAACTGCGTGTGATCAAAGAATCCAATGAGCGTGAAAGCACAATGGGTGAATTGTTACGTCCCTTGAATAAGGAAAAACAAGAAGTCATGCGTAATTTGCTTGAAAGCGTCCAAACTAACCGTTTGAAAAACGCATTCGAAAAGTATCTACCAGCAGTGTTGGAAGACCGATCAGTAAAAGCCCGCAAGGTGATCTCTGAGCAAGTATCCGCAGTTACCGGTGATAAGACAGTTCCACAAAAGTCAGAATCTGAATCAGATCGCAGCAATGTGATTGACCTCAAGAGACTGGCTGGACTGTAATAATAAAAATTTAGGAGACTTAAATGTCACAAGAACTTTTAGAAAGTCGCTGGGGCGAGACCAAAGAAGCTCTGCTTGAAGGTCTGAACGGCACCAAGCGCAACTCAATGAGTGTTATCCTGGAAAACACCAAGCGTTACTTGAAAGAGAACGCAAGTGCTGGATCAACCTCTTCTGGCAACATTGCCACACTTAACCGTGTGATTCTGCCAGTTATCCGTCGTGTGATGCCAACTGTTATTGCTAACGAGTTGGTTGGCGTTCAGCCAATGACAGGCCCAGTTGGTCAAATCCACACTCTACGTGTTCGCTACGCACAAAGTTTGACTGATACTTCTGCTGCTGCAACTTCTGTTACAGCTGGCCAAGAAGCATTGTCACCCTTTACAATTGCTACTGCATACTCTACAGTTCCTCAAGGTACTACTTCTACCAATGCTTACACTGGTGGAAACACAGCTACCATGGAAGGTACTGGCGGTAAGCAAATCAGCGTTCAAATCTTGAAACAAGCTGTTGAAGCCAAGACCCGCAAGCTGCAAGCTCGCTGGACTTTTGAATCTGCACAAGACGCACAAGCCATGCATGGTATTGACGTTGAAGCAGAAATCATGGCTGCTCTTGCTCAAGAAATTACAGCTGAAATCGACCAAGAGATTCTCTTGAGCCTGCGCGCATTGGCATCTACTGAGTTCACATACAACCAAGCTACCGTATCTGGTACAGCTACATTCGTTGGTGACGAACACGCCGCATTGGCAGTTTTGATCAACCGTGTTGCTAACTTGATCGCTCAGCGTACACGTCGTGGCGCTGGTA